TCAGGCGGTCCGTCTCCGGTAGGAGTTGAGGACCGCAAGCTCGGGCAAGGTCCAGCCGGTGAAGGCGGCCTTGCGGATCGTCGCATCGTCGATGGTCACGGTCGACTCGAGCCCGTTGTTGTCGAGCAGCCGGGCCGACGCGGAGACGATCACGCCGCGAAGCGCGTCGTTCGGCCCGTCGATGTCGAATCCGACGCCGCGTGTGTGGACGTGGACCCACGCCGTGACGATGTCGAGCACCTGCCGAGCCTGCGCCCGGTTCGCTTCGTTGTCGAACCGGGCGCTCTCGCCGACGAACGCGACGAGGTCGTCGACGCTGACGAGGTCCATCAGGCGGCCGGCGTGATGCCCGTGAGCGTGACGACGGCGGCCGGGTTCAGCGGCGCCGCGTCGTAGCGGGCGACGACGCGAATGGCCTGCTGGTCGAAGTCGGCGTAACGCTCGGTGAGGATCTTCACGCTCGGCGCGAGATCGCGGGCGACGGCGATCTGAGAGAAGTCGACGAGCGCGGCACGGCCCGCGCCCTTGTCGCCGTCGGGCACGCGGGCGGTGACGATGACGGGCGCGCCGAACAGACGGAACACGCCGTCGAGCGTCGGATCCGGCTGCATCATGTATCGGCCGTCGCCGTCCTTGAGCTTGCGCAGGCCGACGAACTCACGCGGCGTCATGACCCACTTGAGCGCGCTCATGTTGACGTTGGCGGCCAGTGCCTTGCCCCAGGCGTCGAGGAGGACGTCGAGGGTGAGCGCACCGCCGACGGCGATGTTCTGCACGCCGGCGTAGGCGAAAAGGCCCTTGGGCGTCGTGACGCCGTCACCGGTGGCGGAGAGGAACTGGGCGTCGAGCTTCGTAGCGACGTCGGTCACGAGGCGGTCGCGCAGCGCGGCGTCGAGGGCAACGACGGACTGACGGGCGAGCTCGTTCGAGTAGCGCGTGATGACCTTGACGGACTTCATCGTCGAGGGAAGGAGCTGGATCTCGTCGAAGTCGACGTCGCGCTCGGTGATCAGCTCGTTCTCACCGATCCAGTCGGGGTTGATCGGGCCGCCGAGCTTCGGGATGCGAACGGGCGATGCCGAGTCAAAGATGCGCGGGCCGGCGGCGAGGAACACCGACTGTGCCTCGAGGGGCTTGACGAGGATCGTCTGAACCTGCTCGCGGGTCAGCTCGGGGGCGGTCTGGGTGGATGCAGCCATGATGGTCTCCAGTCGTGAGAATCGGGTTTCGATCACGCTGGACGCCAGGCCCACAAGCGAGGGGGACGCACGCCAGGTGCGTCCCCCTCAGTCTAGCACTGAGGCTAGATCAGACCTCGTCGTCGGTGCCGCTAGGAACCATGGGATTCCCCATCACGAGCGCATAGGAGCGGGCCAGGGACTCGAGAGACTTAACGGTCAGCTTGTCTGAACTCGTGCCGAGCTTGATTCGCTCAAGGATCGCGGCTTGGGCTTCCGCTTGGAGATCTGCGTTGACGTTCGACATGTTGAGACCTTTCAGTTGGCGTTGTGCCGGAGGATCCCGGCGAGATCGACACTAGACGTGACCGCTGACACACCTTGCCCGATGTCCCCGACGGGACGACGGCTGGCTAGGTGGGGCTTGCGGGCGAGCAGCTCGTCGAGCGCGGCCGTGAGCGCGTCAGGGTCGCTCAGGTGCGCTTCGTCGAACGGCAGGTCGGACGGGTCGGCCAGGCGCCCGGAGGCGGCGACGAGGGACGTGTGAAGCCGTGCCGCGATCTCGTCGCGGTCCTTTGCCTTCACGCGGGCGTCGGCGGCTTCCTTGCGCAGTTTGTCGACGTAGGCGCGGGGGAAGGTGTCTTCTCCTGCTTGTGGAGAAGAAGTGTCGTCGTCGACGGTCTGGTCGTCGGCGGGCTCGGCCGGCTCGTCCGGGGAGGAATTTTTCAGAAGAGTTTCTTCCTGCTCGGCGATCTCGTTCTCAGCGGCGATATCGGTCATGGGTGATTTCCTTTCGGGTGGGGATCTGGCTGCACGTGCAGCCCTTGTGCCGGGGCATCGGGTGGTCGGCGGCCCACACTTGGCCGCCTCGCGCCCACCACGTGCACAGTTGGCAGGAGCCGTGCGTCTGACGGACCCAGCCGTCGACGTAGCGCGACTGGGCGACGCCGTCCGACCACGCCTTCGCGGCCGTGTCGAGCGGCTCGCAGCGCGCCAAGCGCCGCACCCGCTCGGGCGTGACGCTGTCCAGGCTCAACAACGTCCGCGACGCCTTCGTCAGCCGTTCGACGTCGTCGGCCGGGGCGGTGAGTCCGAGCGTGGCGACGGGCTCGCCGATCTGGTGCATGATCGTCGCGGCGAGACTCAGGTCGGCCAGCGCGGCGGCGCGGGAGTTGGCGGCCGCGACGAGCGCGGCCAACAATGCGACGGCTTCGTCGAACGTCAGCTCGCCGTCGCTCCAGCGGTCGAAGATCGACTGTGCGTCGTCCTCGCTGGACTGTCCGAGTGCTTGGACCTGCTCGACGTAGCTCATGACGCGACGAGCTTCGTCAGGTCGACGCCGGCGGAGTCGAGCGCGTCCCCGCGACGGGCGGCGCGCACGCGTTCGACCTGCTCAGGGCTCATGCCGAGCGTGTCGGCCAGGACGACAGACAAGGGCACGCCGACGCCGACGAGCTTCGCGGCCGCGTCCGCTGCCTGGGCCGGGGTGCGCGTCTCGGGGTTGGTCCAGACGACGTCGACGTCGAGGCCGGCCGGGTCGACGCCGTCACGGACGGCGATCATGAGGCGGGCGACGTCGGCCCACGCCGTACCGAACGTGCGGTGCAGCGCGTAGGCGCGGGCGACGAGCGACGCCTCAGCCGAGCGGATCGCATCCGCCGACGCCGGCTGGTCGCCGTGCAGCCCGAGATAGTGCGGCGGCAGACCGGACAGCGCGCCGATCTGCTGGGTGATGAGGGCGGCGGCGTCGGCGTACCCGTCGAGGCGAGCGGCGTCGAACTGCCCGAACTGCGTCTCGGGCGCTTCCGACTGCCAGATGTCATCGAGGGCAGCGGAAAACGGCTTGACGGGCTTGCCGTCGGCGTCCTCCACGATCTCCAGGCCGGTCGCCCACCGGCGCGGGCGGGCGTAGAACTCGCTGGTGACGAGCATGTCGGAGACGAGCTTGTTCAGCGCGTCGGCGAGGTCGAGGACGTCGGCCATCTCAGAGACGCCGTCGACGTCGAGGAGGCGGCCACGGTTGACGATGGGCACCACCGGCACGACGCCGAGCGGGTTCGGGACGATCTCGGTCGCGGTCCAGCCCGTCGCCGGCATCGCGGCCGGATCGACCATCGTCCCCGACGCGACGAGCTTCGTGATGCGCTCGGGTTCGTACAGCACAGCGCGCCCGGTGGATCCGTCGACCCAACGCTTGAGCGCGGCCGTCACCTGACGCGTGGCCGGGTCGCGCAGGACCGCGACCTGCAAGGGCGATTCGACGGTGAGGGACGGCGCGCCCGTGCGGTCGGCCCACACGATGACGAACGAGCGCCCGTAGGCGAGTGCGTCGATGTGCGCTTGTGCGGCGGCGTCCTCCATGCCGTTACGGCGCCAGATGCGCCACAGGTCCGCGTCGGGCTCGGCGTCGGGGCCGTCGGTGCGAAAGCCGGTCACCTCGAGGCGCTCGGCCAGGGCGGTGACGGCCAGGCGCGGGAAGTTCACCGACAACGTCTTGAGGCGGTCGCCGAGCGCGTCGCGGGCGTCGGGGGTGAGATAGGCGGCCGGCTGCTCGCCGTGCCAGTACCGGTCGAGCTGCACGAGCCGGGGAACCGTGGTGTCGAGCTTGTCGGAGAGTGCCTTGATCGTGTTGTTCATCGGAACGAAACTGCCCTTCGTTTGGTGGGTCGGTTGGTGTGGAATGAGGCGCGGTCGAACGCGATGATCGCGGCGACGGCGGCGTCGATCTTGCGCGGGGAGTTGCGCTTGTCCTTGGAGACGAGGTCGCCCATGGGGGTGCGCTTGGCGACGCAGTGCGCGATGTGCGCGGCGAGGTCAGGGTTCGCGTCGTGCGTCATCGTCTGCTCGGTCACCGCCGCGTAGAACCGGTCCGTCGCCGGTGCCATGCGGGCGGCGGCGGCCGTGTTCCACTGCAGGACGCGTTTCTCGCCGTGGCGCTGCTCCCACGCTTCGATCTCGGAGCGCCAGCCCCACGGATCGGCGGCCAGCTCGAGCACGTCGAACCGGTCGAACGCGACGTCGACGGCTCGGTCGACGTCGGTGCGGGGCACGCGCCAGCGTGGGTCGCCGGGGTTCTCCCACAGCCCGACGACGAACACGTGAGGCTGTTCTGAGACCGTGCAGCCGACGAGCGCGGTCGAGTCACCCGAGGCGGAGCCGTCGAACGCGAGCACGACGCGGGATCCGCGCTCGACGGCCACGTCCGGCGCGGCCAGCGCGTCCCACGCGCCCCACGGCAGCCACGCGTCGGAGCCGGTGACCCACTGCCCGAGACGCAGCTGACGAAACACCGGCTCGCGCAGCGTGCGACGTGCAGCGGCCAGCCCGTCGGCGCTCAAGAAGTCGCCGAGCGCGGGGTTCGCGGCCGCCCACGCGGCTTCGTCATCGGTGGCACACCCGTCCGGCGCGGCGAACTCGCGCAAGAAGAACGCCGGGTCGGTGCCGGCGCGCCCATGCTCGACGAGCGACCACATGACGCAGTCGGGCGACGTGCTCGGCGTGGAGATCGCCAGGGTGAGCGACTCGGGCCGCTTACCTGACATCGATGTGACCGCTTCCCAGACCGCTTCAGAGACGACGTGCAGCTCGTCGACGACCAACAGCGACGGATCCCAGCCGTGCAGCGCGCCGGGGTCGGCCGGGAGCGCGATCATCGTCGCGTCGTTCTCGGGCACTGCGATGCGGTCGGCGTAGATCTGCGCACGCTCGGCCAGCTCGGGAGACAGCTCGATCATGCGCTTGGCCATGCGGAGCGCGATGTTCGCCTGACGCTGATCTGAGGCGACGACGAGCACCTCAGCCGACGGCGGGCCGGCGAACAGCTCAGCGACGGCCAGCGCGGCCGCCAGGGCCGTCTTACCGTTCGCTCGAGGCAACGAGACGAGCGCGGTGCGGATCCCCGCAGCGAACGCGCCGTCGACGATCTCGCGCTGCCACGGCCGCAGGACGAACGGCTCCAGCGCGCCGGCACCCTTGGGCACCCGCAGGTAGGTCTCGACGAACCGGATACGACGCTCAGCGCGCCCCGCCGGCCAGCCCTTGAAGTCGAGCGGATCGGCCGTCACCCGCGCCTTGGGGCCGGCCTTGAGCGCGCCAGTCATGAGGCCCGCCGATCCGAGGTGAGAATCGTTCCCAAATGAGTCGGAAAGTCTGCCTTCACCGGGGGTGCTTGCCCCACCCTTTTGGGGTTCTCCCCCGTGGGTCGAGCTCGGCCGCGCTTGGAGTTGCAGGACCGGCAGCAGACATCTACGTCCTGCAGCCGGATTACGAGCCCGGCGTTCTTCCTGGCCCATGCTTCAGGCGAGTGGTCGACGGTGAGGTCGTCGCGGGCGCCGCAGTCGGTGCAGAACGGCTGTGCGCGGCGCGCTCGGCGGCTCAGGGCTGCCCAGGTGGAGTCGTAGCCGCGCTGGGTCGCTGTGCCGCGTAGGTCGGGCTTGGTGTGCTCGGGGCATCGCGTGGTGGGTGAGGGTTCACCGCAGTCGATGCAGGGTGTGAAGGTCATGATGCGTTCACGTCCTTGAAGGTTGGTCGGTTGATCTGTCCGCAGACGATGCACGGGCGGTCGCGCCGGTTCGGGTGGATGGGTTGAGCGCACGTGCTGCCGTCGTCGAGGACGCCGGTGCAGATGATGTGCTCGATGCTGGGTGTCGTGCGGCTGGGGCTCGGCTTGTCGAAGAAGGTGCCGCCGTTGTCCCAGTAGTCGCGGCCGGGGATGCGTCGCGTGTCGGGCTTCATCTCGTTGGCGATGAGGTCCTCGAGGTCGCCGTTCGAGTGGACTGCTCGCAGCCACGACGCCGGCTTCGCCGGCTGTCGGGCTGCGATGAGACGAATCCCTGCATCCACTCTTTCGTCGTCCGCTGCGCAGTCGAGAAGCTGCATGAGAACGCGTTGGTCCGGTGAGAGAGATTGGTTCTTAGATTGGTCAGAGATTGATTGGGTGTCGCTCTGACAGGTCTGGGCAGTCGGAGTGACAGGTCTGGGCAGTCGCTCTGACAGGTCTGGATCCTCCAGGGGTGTCGCTGTGACAGGTCTGAATGCCTCGGGGATCACGAACGCGAACAGGGCCGCCCGGTGCTGACTCGCGCCCTGCATCTCGACGAGCCAGCCGTCGGAGACAAGGCTCTTGCGAGAGCGGATCACCGTGCTCTCGCTCATGCCCGTCCGCTCGATGAGCCGGGAGATCGGCACCCACGCGTCACGCCGCTGCCGAGCGTGGTCGGCGTACACGTACGCCACGAGCCGGGGCATCGGCTTGACGCCTGCCACTGCCATAGCGTCGAGCCACCGGCTACGCCACCAGACCGAGTCATCCCCGGTCTGGTGGTCGTTGCTCGGCATCAGGCGGCGATTCCCTCGCCCGTGGCACCTACCCAGACGCGCCCGAGTGATCCGTGACGCTGGGTCCGCTTGGAGTTCACGACGCCCACGGCGACGATGACGCCGTTCATCTGCGCCTGCCGGAACAGGCTTCCCCAGCGCGCCGGCTTGTCCGGTTCGCCGAGCCCGTCGGCCCGCAGGTCATCGGCGGTGAAAGGTTCTCCCGATGCGGCTCTCGAGGCTAGGATGATCTCAGCGTCCCGCCACCACATCTGTTGCCCGTTGTTGGCTTCGTTAATCTTGTGCACGGCATTGCCCTCCAGGTGATCGCCGCTCTGGTCGCCGTCGAGTTGCAGCTCGGCGGCGGCCGTTTTCATGTTCGGGGGTTCAGTCACAGTCGGCCCCTTCGTCGTCGGCGAGCATCCCCTTGAGCACCTCGCCCGTCTTCGCCAGGAAGGCGTCCGCGCCCATGACGGCGGCGCCGAACTCGCGCAGCGTCGCCAGGCTGAAGACGCCGTCGGTCTGAACGTCGACGTGAAGCTCAGGATCCTCACCGATGCGGTACACCTCGACGCGCCAGTCGTCGCCCTCGGCGTAGTAGCAGCGTGTCGTCACCTCGTCCTCGTCGGGGCCGGGATCCGCCAGGATGGGGCCGCGCTCCATGACGATTGCCGCTCGGTGAAGCGCCGCAGCGTAGTCACGGAGCTGCTGCCCGTTCGCCCAGTCGTATCCGCTGAGGTCGGCGTGAGGCTTCCCTCCATCGACCGTCTCGTCGCCGGAACGGATCGTCACGTTCATCTCGCCGACGACGACGGAGCCGAGGTGCATGCCGGGCAGCGCAGCGGTGTGCGCTTCGCACCACGACGGGCACGGCCCCCACGTGAGCGCCTCGAGCGGCCACTTTTCGCGCGGCACGACGCCGCGTCCGACTGCCTCATCCCCGCCACAGATGGAGCACACGGGAATATCGCGCTCGCCGGTGACGCGGCTCATGGCCGGGTAACGGGGGTCGTACTCAGACGAGCAGCGGGGGCAGGTAGCGGTCTGGGTGATGGTCTGCATGCTCAGTTCTCCTTCGTGGTGCCGCGTCAGGCGGCGGTGTTGGTCGGGTCGTTCTCGAACTGCTCGTCGAGCCACCGGTCCACGTCCTCGAGTCGATAGACGATCCTGCCGGCGACAAGTGCGCTCTTCGGGCCTCGGTGCTGGTGCCGCATGAACCTCAGCGTCGAGACGGGGATGCCGGTGTACTCGGAGATCTCCCCGATCTTGTGGAGCCCTGCTTTGGCGTTCACGATTCCTCCTGTGAGTCATTGTTGACGTGAGCGAGTCACGTCGGGCATGACTCACGATAGGGCATGTGTTGGCTTCCGTGCAACACCTTTGACGGAGCTGGCTCACGCGTGGGATCGTTGGATCGTGTCACTACTAGATGTGTGGACCGACCCCATCGCAGATGAGTTCGTCCGAGACCAAAGCAATTGCGTCGTGTTGGCGCCGGGGATCAACGCGCCTTCCCGTTACGTGGCGCACGCCAATATCGCCGACGAATGGGAAGTGGAAATCGACGTGCGTGTTCACGTCCTCGGCCCATACGCGGTACGTGTCACCGTGGTTCCTCGCAGTGGCACCGGCGTCACATCCGAATCCCTGCGCAAAGTACCGATAGCAACCATCCTTAGCGACTCGCTAGCCCAAGTCATTTTTGTCAGGTTCGAGGGAGGGCGAATTCTTTGGGGCAGCAACCCGGCCGTTCTGATCATGCCGCCCGACCTTCGGGGGCAGTGGCCTAACGGCGACCGCGTTCAAGACGTGTTGGAGTGGACCGCGCTGGTTTACCGACTTGCCAGCGCATTGGGTAACGGTCCTACGGCGGCGGTGGCGCGGGCTGCAGGGGTTTCGCGCGCCACTGCCGGGCGCATGGTCGCGGCCTGCAGGGATCGCGGTCTCCTTTCGGAGTTCGAGACGCCGCAGTTCAACCAGCGGTTCGAGATGCGCGAGGTCACGCTCGAGGACATCACCTTCATGCGCCGGGAGTCACAGGATGATTAGCTCCCACATCGACGACCGCTGGGTCGTCGAGCGCGACGGCGAGAAGGTGCACACCGACCGCTATGGCGTCGGTCTGCGCTACCGGGCGCGATACCGGCGCGAGAAGGGCGGCAAGCAGTTCTCCAAGGGGTTCGCCACCAAGCGCGAGGCGAAGGAGTGGTTGCAGCTCAAGGCGTCGGAGATCCACACGGGGACATGGGTGGATCCGGCGCGGGAGCGAATGACGGTCGGGGAGTGGTGCGAGACGTGGCTCGCCGGCTACTCGTCACGCAAGGCGTCGACGTATCGACAGGCTGAGACGCACGTGAAGATCATCCGCGCCACGTTCGGCGACGTACCGGTTCGGTCGGTGAAGCCGTCCGACGTGAACGCCTGGGTCGCCACGATGCAGAGAGACGGGCGAGCGCAGAGCTACGTCTACGCGACCTACCGCCGATTCGCTCAGATCATGGGGGACGCGGTTCACGACGGGCTCATTCACCGCTCGCCGTGCTCGAGGCGGACGGCGCCGTCGCAGGGGGAGCAGCGGCCCTACGTGGCGACGTCGGCTCAGGTGTGGGCGCTGCATGACAAGTTCCCCGAGCATCTGCGCCCGGCCGTCCTGCTCGCAGCGTTCGCCGGGCTGCGCCTCGCCGAGTGCGCCGGCCTTCGTGCCGCCGACGTCGACTTCATGCGGGGGATCGTCACGCCGGCGGTGCAGTACCCCGCCGAGCCTCTCAAGACGGACTACTCGCGGACGCCGGTTCCGATCCCGAACGATTTATCGCTCATGCTGGCGAAGGCCGTCGAGGGCGGCGCGGGCGAGTACGTCGTCACGAACGAGATCGGGCGCCAGGCGACGCCCTGGGCCATCGAGCGCGCCATGCGCGAGGTTCGGGGGAGCGTCGAGGATCTGCCCGAGGGATTCCGGTTCCACGACTTGCGGCACTACTACGCGAGCTTGCTGATCTCGGCGGGGCTCGACGTGAAGATCGTTCAGGCGAGGATGCGGCACAAGAACGCGACGACGACCTTGAACGTCTACGGGCACTTGTGGCCGGACAAGGACGAGACCGCCCGCTCGGCCGTGGCGGCTGCCATGGCGGAACGGACGGTCTCAGCTGAGTCCCCAGTGAGTCCCCAGGGGGATTCTCATCGCGTCATTGCTCAGATGTCGTAG